ATTTTAAACCGCACTGTGCTTGGGTTGCGTAAGACGGTTGCCTCGTCAACAATTATAAGGTCAAACATGTTGTGGGCATCTTCAGATATTATCGAGAACCCATCGTGGTTGATAACGTAGAAGTCAACATCTGCTTTTAGCAGCTTCTTGCGTCTTGCCGCTGCGCCATGTAGCACAACGTGTTTACGATGTATCAAACCCGTAAATATCCCGTCTCCCCACACTCGCTCAAGAGTAGACAACGGCGAAAGTATTAGTACCTTCTTAACTACGCCAGCATTCATCAAGTAGTCTGCGGCCCACAACGCGCTTTGAGTTTTGCCTGTGCCTATCTCGTTCAACACTAAGCACCTACTGTGCATGGTCAAAAAAGCAGCAGTCATACGCTGGTGGTCGTACGGAGTAAATCTACCCGGCCAGTCGTAGTAGTGCAGGATGGGGGACGGGGCTTTTATGCCTAATGCTCTTAGGCTGGTGGATTCTTTGACCCTATGTGGAATTACTACTAGGTCTTTACCTTTAAACTTGTACGGCTTAGAGGTAGGTACCGTGCTCAATACACGTTCTGGGTTACTTAGATTAAGTAGTAACGCCTTTGCTTTCTCTATTACTAGCATCAATGAACTCTCTAACTTCTTCTATTGTGGCTTGGTCGTAAACAACGAAGCACTTTCCTCCCGCGTTCTCAATGCGGGCCATTATCGCAGTCTGCAGTGCGGTAGGTTTTCTGCTCTTATTGGCCTTACACTCGACACCGACAAACCGTCCGTTAACTATAGCAACACGATCTGGTATTCCTGCGCTTCCAAACGGGCCAGCCTGCGGACTGTACGCCCAAACTCCTTCAGCTTGCAGCATCTTATCTAACGCTTTTTTTATTTTACCTTCAGGAGTTTGGGCCATTTATATACTACACCTACTGTTAAGTTTGTCAACTTAAACTATACATACTCGCAAAAGCTCTTACACGGACAGAAATTACACAAGCCACTTGGCCTAGCAGGCCAGTTATCTGTTTTAGCGGACTGCTCTATGCGCGCTATCTTACCGAGTAGCTTCTCCCACAACTCTGGTATGTCCGCGCGCGTGTAAGATTTTGAGTCCATAGTTAAGTCTTTAAGCCACACAAAAGATGTGTTTATTTTCTTAACATCTTGCCTATGGGTGAACACTTGAAGGGCAAACAACTCTAATTGACTGGGGTCAGGTCTGCGCTTACCTGTTTTCCAGTCGAACATAGCGCCTACACCGTCTTTAATAATTAATACGTCTATCTTACTTCGTAGCCAAGCGTCTGCGTCCCACCACCCTGTAGGCTTTAACGAGGCATTGAGCGTCATCTCCTCCTCTGGCAGCAACTCTCCGCCTTCTGCCATACGAATCATAGATTTACACAGGGGCTCATAGCGAACCACTTCTTGTGGTAACTCCGTATTCTCCGCCAGTCGATCTTCTAGCATCTTGTGAACACGTTCTCCCCATTGTGTTATCTCGTTTCCCTTGTCCGTAACTTCTTTAAGTACGCGCTGATGGTGGTACCGCTTTGGGCAATTCTCGTACATCTTAATAGCAGAGTAGGAATGAGTTAGTTCAATCATCTATTTAGCTTCTCCATAATTCGCGCCTATGTCAGCCTCGCAGGCGACGGGTAAGTCGTGTGCCCACACGGGGGGTGTAGACATTACGCCAACAAGATAGTCGCGGCAAGTTTCTGCTTCGTCTTCGTCTACTACACATACAACCTCATCATGGACTTGAAACGCTACATTATACCGTTTGCCTATAGCAACCATTTGCTCTGAAACAACTATCCTCGCTACAGCTTGTGTAATATTCTCTACTACCTTCCCTCCATATATTTTAGTCCACGGCACTTCAACGGCTGCGTTCTGCAACTTTGCTGCAGCTAAACTACGAAACGACCTAGCATTGTTGACGTACTCATAGTTATTACCTTTGTGGCGAAGCAGTGGATACTGCATGTGCAGTCCATTGGGCAAGCGTATGCGTCCATTGTCGTAACTTATCAAACTGCATATGTCTCCTTGGTTTTTAGCTTGCAGACCGGCTAGTGCAGTTCCACATGTACGCCACAGATTAACTATGTTGCTGTTCTTATTACGGTATAGAGAGACAATACGCGCAGCCTCGTTGTCATCCATGTCAACAGGTATAAATCCTGACACCATAGTGTCTAAGAACTTCGCGGCACCCATACCATAGCCCAGTCCTAAGATAGCTGTTTTACCAACATGACGCTCAACCTTGTCAGCCTTGGATATCTGCCTACTGTAGACATCTGTAGCAAACAACGAGTAAACATCGTCCCCTCTACGAAACGCGTTTACTAAATCAGTCTGCCCTGCCAAATACGCAACGACTCGCGCTTCAATCTGGCTAGAGTCGCACGCTACGAGAACCTTGCCCTCTGGTGCGGTAATAGCCCTGCGTAACTGCCCTCCTCGGGGCAGGTTCTGTAAGTTAACTTTGTCTCCCCCTGAAAACCTACCTGTGTGAGCACCGTAGTAATTAAGCATGATAGGTAGAAGCCCCCGTTTCGATATGCCCATAAACGCCTCCGTGCGCGTCTGCTCAATCGTTGACTTAATACCTAAACGAGTTTCTGTAACCATGCGAACAGCGCGCTTAGGGTGGCTAAGTAGCTTCTTCAAACCCGCATCTGTTTTTGCAAACGCATACGCAGCCTTACCTGTCTTAGCGCTTATCTTCATAGGTGGCGTTGCACCTAGCTTTGTTAAAAGCGTAGCGAATTTAGGGTTAGACATGATTATCTTTTTAGCTTCTTCGCCACCGCCTAACTGGGTTAGCAGCTTTTCTTTGCGTATCTTTTCATTAAGAAGGTGAGACTCTAGTACGTCATAGTCCAGCTTAATTGATGGCTCTGTATACATACGCAAAGTCTGATCTATAACCATAAGCTCAGACGTGGGGAACCCCTTTACTAGTTTCTTAAACAAGTTATATGTAAGCTCAACGTCTTGTATGCAGTAGTCTGCGTACGCATTCATTTCAGCTTCGGTAAAGTCTTTACGCCGCTTGCCTATATTATTCTCTACTTCTGTGCCCTTAGCGCCTAAACCGTAGTAGCCAGCTAGCGCTTTAAGGGAACCGCCTACTGTCATCTGGTGGTAAGGCCGCGCCATCGAGAGAGTATCTAGCCATAGCTTAGGCTTCACGCCGTAGTGCCAAGAAAGAATTGCGCCGTCGAACGCTGTGTTGTGGCACAGAATAGCTTTGTCATCGTAACGTATAGAATTAAGAAACTCGTTTACGTCACTGCCGCTATAAAAATCTGTTTCGTTGTCGCCTATTTTAACGCCGACACCTATCACCTCAAACCTAGAATCACGTACATATGACTCAGTGGTCATACGGCTTAAGCTAAACTGCTTGTCGTAGTACGTTTCAAAATCAATAGTTACTATTTCCACTGGTACGCGCCTCCAGTGCGCAAAACTACTGCGCTAAACAGCATCTACGCCGTCCTCACTTACCTCAAACATATCCAAGAATTCAATTAGCTTAGTCAAATGGTGGTGGGCTTTGCGTATATCGTCAGACCCACCTTTGTACCGCTCGCGCGCAAGGTATCCTATGGCTGTTGCTTTGTGGTACCCCCGATACTCATCCGGTGTAAGCCATGCTTCCATCGCCTCCCATGGTTGTATGTCCATGTCTGTGTAGTGCGTTCCGCCTATCTGGCTATTCATTACATCTATCATCTCTCAATCCTCTTTTACCGCCCTGAAAACAAGTCGCGCACTAGCTGGTTGCTAATCGCGGCGCTGCTACTATCTCTTTTCTCAACAAATTCTAAAAAGGCCGCGTCTTCATCGTCAAACTCTGCTTCTAAGTTATCCGTGGGATAAAGCTCCGCCAGTAAGTCTTCAGCGCTAACGCCTTCATATACGCCATGGTTCATATGTCTATACCTTGACTACGCAACAACAACACAAACCCCCGCAACTCGTCCTGTGCCCTGTCTAAATCTGCCTTCGCATCGGGCTGCCCAGCTGAGCGCAAAACCGCGTCCATACTGCTGTCAACTTGTCTTAGTAAAAATTTATGCTTATCCCGCTGGGCCAATGTTATTTTGTTACGCATGTGTGCTAATTCTGTTCAAACCTCAAACCCCTAAATTCGCTACGCTTTTAACAAAGCTAAGTTCAACGCCACTTATTAAACCTGTCCTCAATATACTGCCTGTACTCGGGTAACCTACCACGCATTTTTTCGCAATACATAGGGTCGGCACCGAATTTTTTATCGATCATCACAGTAACAGCGTGTAAGCAGTGGGCTATAAGCCCCCGTTGCGTTATGCACGATAGATTCAATTGCGTCATGTGCGTATGCGCCATGGGCGTAAATTTAAAGTTCCACTCAACATGTTTTGAGTACTCTACAAGCACTTTCATAAAGCGGTCAGAAGGATATCCCGCCTTTACATCATTGTAAAGTAGGCTTAAAAACTGATAGTTGGGGTCAACTTCGTCTTTCGTAAGATCAACAGAATCCCAAAGCTCAAAATCCGGTGCGCTAGTTTTCCAGTTTTCAATATGTGGGTCTAAACACCCAAGCTTACCCAGCACTTCTAGTTTATAAAGCCAAGTGCATAGGTCACATTTACACAACGTTTTCATACGCGGTACGTGCCTTTATAGTTTAGGTTTAGGCCAGAAGGATCCTTCTGGCCTGTTTGTATTACTTATACTATTTCGGGGAAGCCCCTTAGCTTATGACTAGTAATTGCTACCGTCATTTCATCTAGCACACCGGCGAGTCCGTCAACCTCGGGGCTAGGCTTAGGCTTAGACTTAGGGCTAGGCTTAGACTTAGGCTTTGAATTTAACTTATCTAAATACATCCTAGGCACAAGGTCTTTTAGCGGAGGCCAATACTTAATCGCCGCGCCTAAAGTAGTGTGCTGGCCCAGTATTGTATAAACAGATGTGGAAAAGTCGTCGTACATACGGGTCTTTGCTTGCAATTTTTTCTCAAACAAAACTATCTCGGAGGTTATCTGCTCAGTTTCCGCGCACACCTCTAAGTTTATTCTGTACCCATTAAAGTGTGGCCGCTTATTATTTGTTGGGAAACAAAGCTCATCACCGCACTCGATGATGGGGTACGCGCCAAACGGCACGCCCTCTACCCTTATGAATTGGCGGCCAGAACCACTAACTGCGCCTAGAAGCACATCGCTAGGCAATACAACTATAGGCAACTTGTTCCTTGTTGCCGTGCTGGGTGGGAATTCTTTGGGTAGCCGCTCTAAAAGCGCCCTAGTGGGTTCGTCGTACATAAGCTCATAAATAGCTTTCGCCCACGAACGGACAGGTCGTGTAACTTTAATAGCCTCTAAATCCTTTTCTCTCATTCGAGTAATTTGATCAAGTACCGCCTTTGAAATAGACGAATTTATTCTTACTGTAGCCATTATGTTTCTCCGTTATTTAACTAAAATTACTCGCCCAAATGGGGCGGAAGATCTATCTGTGGACACCCAAAGAACTGGGTACTCTGGGGCTTCACCGAAATAGTCCTGTGAACAGCATAAATCGGTAAGCACGATTGCGGCAGCTGGGTCTATACTATTATCAGAAACGTATTCCCATAACTGGCTAAACCGTGTACCGCCGCCGCCGTGCATATTTATCTCTATCTGATCGTCGGCCTCAAACGTGTCGTGGTGACATATGTCTGTATCAAAATAGATTACATGCAACAACTTAGGTTTAGACTGCTCATGTACTGCACTTACTTCCGCAGCGTACTGATCTAACTCAGACTGAGTTACCGAACCACTGCAGTCTATAAAGAAAACAAGTTCCTCTAAGGTCTCACCGCTAACACTGGGCAAGTACAAACCTTGCGCCAGAAACCGCCGGTTAGGTCTAGCAAACGTGCGCTCGTCTGTCCGCTGCTTCTCAACAAACTGGTGCAACACATCAGCCCAATTAACTTTAGGCTGCAGTATTTCCTCAACAAGTTTAGATAACCCAGCTGATAGCTTGCCCTGCATCCTCGCGGCTTGGGCGGCTTGAGCAACCATGACTCTGTTCTCAGCAGCGGCTTGCGCCACCTCCGCTGCAGTTCCACCGGCGTCTTCTAGGTCTGGGCCAGTTCCGCCTATGCTATCCGAACTATCGTCGTCCTGTTTATCAATAACGGCGTAAACGCCGTCGGCAGAACCGCCGCCAGCGTCGTATACTGAGCGATCTAAAAGACCGCCCTCGATAAACCGACCTATGCCCTCGTCATGCAGCAACTGGTTGATCACATAGTCTGCCGCTTTGTTCCATGTGGAAGCGTCACGGCCTAACCTTCTAAAGTTATGCTCAAGCATAGGATGGAAGCACTCATGTGCTACTAAAAACGTAACCTCGTCATCGTCTAAAGAGTCAACGAAGTCAGGATTAAACCTGACCTCGCTACCATTAGTTGCCGCAGTAGGTACGGAGGCATCGATAACCATAGGCATACTCATAGCCACCGTTCCTACAAACGGGTGCCCAAGAATAAGACTAGTCTTGGCTTTAGAAAGCCTTGTCAAAGTATCCACTACTGACCTCCCATAAAGGCTGACATCTTACTCATTATGTCGGCGGCGCTATCTGCAGTGGCTTCCCGTACTGTGGGAGAATTACGCAAAACCTCTACGCTCTGGGTTGGCCCAAGTAGATTACGCTCTACCTCACGGCGCATGTCCTCTAGGTTGGGGTCATCGTCAAAGTTAAGTCGCGGCAGAATCTTGCACAACTCTACAACGTGTTCCACAGTACTAGCATGAAACCTAGCGTCTGGGTCCTTCAACTTGTTAGCCATATGCTCAACCCTGTCATACAACCGCTGCCAAACATCGGCCATCGCATCCTTAGCCGCTTTGCTTACACGGCTATGCACGTCTAACTGAATACGTTCAAGCTCATCATCAGCAATGCTCAAGCGAAAATCATCCGAGGGTATAGGGAAAACCGCTATATCCATGCTGAACTTGCCGGCTATATCAACAGGGTGAGGGTAGTCTGCAGAGTTATATAATGAACCTAGAGAACGTCTAGCGTCCTGCTGCAGCGCTGGGTAGGCACTTACAAACCGACTAACTAAATACTCGTAGTCAGATTTTTCGTGTCTAAAGTCTTGCATAAAAGCCATATAGTTTTTAGCAGGCAGTATCTGAGTGCCGTTAATACCCCACGGTAACGTGTTCTCATAAAACCGTTTGCGGATATCCGCTGCCTTACGACTAACGTCAGCCAACAAATCAGCGGACGGCAGTAACGCTTTGTTATACCGGCCAACATCAACATTCGTCGAATTAGCATGGGCCACTTGATGCGTAGCTTTACGGTCAAACTTGCGTGCCGTCCAGCGTGATATACTGAGCTGCGCAAGTACCGCTTTGTCTGATAGTTTCATAGTGTTCTCCTAAAATAATAAGTCTTGGTTGTTAATAGCCCAGTCAGTAAATCCCTTGGTGTTCTGCAACTCAGGGTCACGCTTGATAGCCCTAGACATAGCCAGCACACCAAACTCTCCGCTTAGTCGCTCTAAGTAACTAACTGCACGCTCAATATTGGAAACCGTAATACGTTCTGCAATAGCACCGGCTAAAGCATGTAACGTCGCTGGGTCAGTAGGTACATCGGCAGACTCTGGGTTTAGTAGAACTGCATCTGGGTTAGGAAGCTTGCGGAAAATACGCATAAAGCCAACAAACTCGCTAGCCGCACCCTCCCCGATAGCACCGGCAAAGCACTCATACTCCACATCTTTTGGAACAATACCTAGCACGTCACTGACACCCTCAACCCAACTACGCGGCGTGGGGTTACAGTCAGCATCGGCATCGAACTTATGCAGCAACTGGGGCCGCCAGCCAATAAAACTGACAACCTCTGTAACAACGTTGTTTTCTAAAGCCCATTTACGCCAGTCGTCTAAGTGGGTATCAAGCTCCAGTACAGTCTCTCGGTTACGCAAGTGACTTAGGACGCGGTTAGCCCCTGCCCTGTCAGCCTGCCGATTGCCTGTAGATATAACCTGCCACCCATCTGCCATAGCAACGCCGTGTAACGTTTTAGCTTGGCATATGTTAGCCAGTAACTTCTGCAAATCGTTGCTTGCTTGGTTACGGTCATCAAAGCATAAGATGCCGCCCCTACCGTCGTCGTACTTGGACCCTTTAGCGGGGAACCAGTCAGGCACCATAAATGCCAATGTGTCACCGCTTATGTTAGGTATGCCGAAGTCTTCCACTAAACTAGTAGGCAAGTGCCGCTCTATGTAGTGAACGTCAAGCTCCCTAGCCACTTGCCTAACTATAGACGTTTTGCCACCACCGGGTGGGCCCTCTATACATACTGTACGCTTAGCATCGAACAATGCTGTCAACGTGTTTCTAAGATACTCAGCTCTCATTATTTTCTCCCTTGGTTTTTGCGATGGTCTGGCCCAAGAATTACAGCATGCAATTCTTTTCCAAGCTCATCTCTGTAGGCTTTAGCCGCTACCTTGCTGCTAAAGAAACGGTCTAGTACTTTGTTAGTACTGACACGCTTAACACCGAACAATTTAAGTTTCATAGACATGTTTTCTCCACTTGTCATTTGGTTTGACTCATCAGCCTTACAGTAACCAGCTGTAAAGGACGGGGATAACCCCGTTTCGTCAGTCTATCTCCACTGCGGTTTGCTTAACCTCAACATGGAAACCCATACGCTTGGCTATCTCCAGATCACGTTTAGACAATGTTGCTTTGTTTAGTAACTCAGTGAACAAGAACGCTATTGCGTTATCCGGTACTGCAAGATTGCGGCCATAAGCACACTTTACAGTGATACGTAAAACTCCCATGTCCTTAGTAAAGTTAATAGCTTTCATAATGTTACCCTCTATAGTGTTGTAAGTAGCGAACCGTTGCGAAACCGGCGGCCAAGATAGCACACCTCGGATC